CGAGGCCGTGCGCCCGCGGGAAATCAGGAAGATCAGGATCGTCCTCGACAAGATCTCCGCCCACGACATCGAGGTCGTGAGCCGGCGCGAGCTGCCCGAGATCTGCACGAAGGAGATCTGGTGCCGCTCGAAAGATGGGACATTCTCGATCAAAAAGGTCCTTAATTAAAACCTTGTCAACTGTCTAATGCCCCCACCCCTTTGGGGGTAACCCTTTCGCCACCCCCTTTGGGGGTAACCCTTTCCCCCACCCCAAAGGGGTTAACCCCGCCAAAAACCGACCCCATACAATGGAGACGTGAATAGATCACCCGTCTATCCGGGCTATCCGGGCGAGGGAGACATGTGACCAACACCGAATACCGCATCCTATTTTTTCAGAAGCTCGCCCAGCTTATCCTCCAGGCTTCGGCCGGCGGGATCCGGCTCATGCCCTACTGGATCGAAAGGTCGGCCGAACAGCAGTTCCAACTTTATCAGCAGGGCAGGACCACGCCGGGGAGAATCGTCACCAACTGCGACGGCTACAAGAAGATCTCGCCCCACGAGCGCTGGCGCGCCGCCGACCTGGTCATCGTCGGGGACGACGGGAGGCTGATCTGGGACGCCTCCGCCCGGTACGAGCTGCTCGGCGGGATGTGGAAGGACCTCGGGGCGAAATTTGGCGGGGACTTCAAGGGTCTGTGCGACATGAATCACTTCGAACTTTAGGAGATGAGATGGGCGACCTTTCGAAGATCCTGAACCTCCTCGAGGAGGCGATCAGGATGGAGAAGAAAGTCGAGGAGGCGATCGCCTCCGAGAAGGACAAGGGACGGAGGGAGAAAATTGAGAAGGCATTCAAGGACAAGAACCTCACTTCGGACGAGCGCCGCGCTCTTATTGCTTCTGTCCTTTTTGACAATTAGCCCGGGCTGCCATAGCTACAACCCGGCGCTCTATCCGAGCTACGACGTCCTCAACCCAGGCCCCGAGGTCCGGATGAACCCCCTGGCCTTCGACAAAGACGGGAACGCGATCGTCAACCAGGCCTTCATCCTCTGGGTCTACGAACTCAAGGCGGAGGTGAAGAAGCTGCGCGAGGAATTGGAGAAGAAATGATTCAAGGGTCTGATCTAATACCCGAATCTCTGCGCATAGCCGGCTGGATGGGCGGGGCCGGCTTTACTGTGTGGATTTTCAAAATGGCGTACGAGATGTTTAGGGGCAGCAACAAAAACGGGAAGAACTCGAAGAAACCTCCCTGCGTGGAGTCGGTCCCCTGGGCGCTCCACGCCAAGACGACCGACGAACTCAAGGGCCTCGCGGAGAGGACCGTGGAGCTGCAGCAGAATACGGCGACGGCGCTCCACAGGCTGGCTGACGCCGGCGAGGCGCAAGTCACGGCGATCCAGGACCTGGGAGAGAAACTCGGCAAGTTCGAGGAACACAAATAAATGGAACTCAGGAAGGTCCCGATCTCCGAAGTCATCCCCTGGGACAAGAACCCCCGCGGGATCCTGAAGACGGACTTCGAGCGGCTGAAAAAGCAGATCCGGAAGCTCGGCATCTACAAGCCCCTCCTCGCCTGCAAGGAGGACGGGAAGTACGTCGTCCTCGGCGGGAACATGCGGATCCGGGCCCTCCAGGAGCTCGGGATGAAGGAGGTCGACGTCTCGGTCGTCAAGGCCCCGACGGAGAGGGAGAAGATCGAATACTCGCTCAGCGACAACGACCGGGCCGGCTACTACGAGGAGGAGAGGCTCGCCGAACTTGTTTACCCCTACCTCAAGGAAATAAATCTCGAGGATTACAAGGTGGATTTAGGATCTCTGGTCAGCCTCAAGAAAATCTGCGAGGGCCTCGGACCGGGCGGTGATGAGAACGCCGATTTAGACAAGGAACTCTCCGAGGGTCAGGACCTGGATTCAGTCGATATAACGATCAACATTCCGCGAAGGTTTAAGGACCAAATCATCAAATGGCTGGCGAACGGAGAACGGGAGAATCCAGTCGGTCTCGGGAACGGGATTTTAAAAAGATGCGAATTGCTTTAATCGACATCGTGACTCAGAAGAACATCTTCCACAACGCCGTCGTTCCTTATCCGATTTCGCTGCTTAAAATCGGGGCTTGGCGTCGGTCGCTTGGCGACGAGGTTGAACTCTTTTTGAGCCAGGTCCCTCCGGACGAGTTCGACAAATTTTGGGTCACGACGGTCTTCACCTACGACATGCCGGCTGTCGCCAAGATAATCTACAATCTCCGGCCGCGGAAAAAGCGGATCCTCGTCGGCGGCATAGCAGCAACCCTTTTCCCGGGTTATTTTGAGCGCCTGGGAGTCGAGGTTCATAAGGGCCTTATCCCGGAGGCCGAGGAGATCCCGCCGGATCACTCGATTCTCCCGGAAAAGCCGGATTATTCGATCTCACACACAAGCCGCGGCTGCCTCCGAAAATGCGGGTTCTGCATGGTCTCGAAACTCGAGCCCGAATTCATCGACCGGTTGGCCTGGCCCCAGGACATCCTGGAGGGGACCGAGAGAATCCTATTCTACGATAATAATTGGCTCGCGAAGCCGATAACGAAGCTCCGCCGCGACGTCAAAAATATCAGCCGGTTTACCAAGGCTGGGATAAAGTCGGTCGATTTCAACCAGGGCCTCGACTGCCGGCTTATTGACGAGGAAAGGGCTGAACTCCTGGCTTCGATCCCGATCTATCCGATAAGGTTTGCTTTTGACAACAAGGCTGAAGATGCCTACCTCCAGCGGGCAATCAATAAACTGGCCGACCTCGGGAAAAAGTCTTTCTCTTATTACGCGCTTTATAACTTCAAAGACTCTCCCGGAGATTTCTATTACCGGATTAGAGAAGCCTCCGTTCTCAGAGAAAAATGCGGAGTTGAGATCGCGGTTTTTCCGATGAAATATCAGCCGATCGATGAGCTAAGCATGCAGAAGGATCATATTGGGCCAAAATGGAACCGCCACGAGCTTTTCGGTTTCAAGTCGCTTTTAAATGAGCACTCTGTCCACGGGCAGATCTCGACAAAGGGCTGCTCGGTCTTTTCGCCTCTCCAGGAATTTGAGTTTTGGTTCGGGAAAAATGAGGCCGAATTTATCCGGCTTATAAATTATCCCGGGATCCGAAAGATCGCGAATTCGAGGAAACAAAAACTGCGCCTGGCCCGACTTCAAAAAAGGGCAGCGGTGGAAACTCAAACGGTCGAGGCGAGTCTATGAGATCGAAGTATAACAGGGATTTTCCGCTTATGGCCGAGGGCCTGGCCAGGACCGGCCTCACCGACAGACAGATCGCCCGAAAGCTCGGGATTTCCGTCTCGACGTTTTATCAATATCAACTCGACCATCCCGACTTCTCGGAGGCCCTAAAAAAAGGGAAGTCGCCGGTCGACACCGAGGTCGAGAACGCGCTCCTCAAGCGGGCCCTGGGCTACGAATACGAGGAGATAACGACCGATTACGACCTCCTGGGTCAGAATAAGGAGCAGAAGGCGCTCCCGGCGAAGGTCCGGAAGGTGAAGAAGGAAGTCCTCGCCGACGTCACGGCGCAGATCTTCTGGCTGAAGAACCGCCGGCCGGACAAGTGGCGGGATAGGCACGACATCGAATTCCCCGGAGGCCTTGAGATCAAAGTGATCTCGGCGGTCCCGAGGCCGGAGAAGAAGGCATGATCGAGGCCCAGGAAATCACGGTCGACCTCTCCCGGGTCTATGACCCACGGCGGAACGAGAAGCAACTCCTCTTCCACCGGGCCCCGGAGACCTACAAGCTCTTCGGCGGGGCCATGGGCGGGGGGAAGACGGCCGCGCTGATAAACGAGGGGATCGCCCTGAGCTTCGACTATCCGGGCAATTTCGGCCTATTCATGAGGAAGACCTGGCCGTCGTTTCGGGACACGGTCATGCCGCAGTTCGAGAGATTCTTGGCCCGGGAACTCATCGCCGACTGGAACCGCTCGGACAAGATGATCCTTCTCCGCAACGGCTCGCGGATCCGTTACGGCGGCCTGGGGGACGACCCGGACGACTGGCAGAAGTTCATGTCGGGGGAGTATGGCTGGATCGCCTGGGACCAGGCCGAGGAGTTCACGGAGGAGGAGTTCAGAATGATGGCCACGCGGCTGCGGCTGCGGGTCGCCGGGATTCGCTATTTCTTCCTCCTGAGCTGCAACCCGACCCAGGGCTGGATAAAGCCCCGCTTTATCGAAAAGCGGGAGCCGGACCACGTCTTCATCCCCTCGCTGCCGACGGACAACGTCGAGAATCTGCCGGCCGGCTATATCCCACGGATGCGGGAGATCCTCGGGGACAAGAACCTGATCGAAGCGTACCTCGAGGGTAACTGGGACGCCGTGGGCGAGCCCGACAACGTCTACAGTTACGGGAAGGTAGCCGCGGCCATGACCAGGAAGGCGGAGCCCTCGGATCCGGTCGAACTCGGGAACGACGTGGCCAGGTCCGGGGACGACGAGACGGTGATCGCCCTCCGGGAGGGGATGAGGGTCTCGATCGTCGGCATCGCCAAGGGCCACGACACGATGCGGACCGCGGGGGAGAACTGGCGGATCGTCCGCGAGGAGATCCTCCCGCGCTGGGGGGGACGGCTCAGGAAGCTCCGGATCAAGGTCGACGCGGACGGCCTGGGCGCTGGCGTCGTCGACAGGCTCCAGGAGCAGCGCAAGGAAAAGGAAGAGGAACTCACGGCCCTGATCCTGGGGGCCCTGCCGAAGGAGAGGGCGCAGGAGCTGAGGGAGGAGGGCTACAAGCTCAAGATCGAGATCGTCGAGATCCATGGCGCGGGCAAGCCTCGGGAGCCGGCCAAATTCAAGAACCTCCGCGCCGAGATCCATTGGGCGCTCCGGGAGGTGCTCGACACTGTCGCGCTGCCGGAGGATCCAGAACTCCGCACGCAACTCCTCTCGATCAAATACCGGATAAACTCGGCCGGGCAGATCGAGATCGAGCCCAAGGAAGAGATCAAGAAGCGGCTCGGGAAGGGAAAGGAGTGCGGGGGCAGCCCGGACCGCGCCGAGGCCGTGATCTATGCCCTGGCCGACGTGCGGCCGCGCGAAGTCCACGCCTGGAGGCTCGCATGAAGTTCGAGGTGAAGCTCGACTTCGGCCGGAAAAGGGAAAAGAAGTCCGACCTTGTGCAATACGAGGGCGGCTCCTATTTCCTGGGACTCCCTTCGATATCCCCGCAACGGATACGGGATTATATCGAGGCCTACAAGATCAGCGAACTCGTCCGCTCCTGCGTCGACAAGATCAACCTCGCCGCCAAGGGAATCCCCTGGTATCTCTACGAGCGAGTGAGCAATGAGGAGATCCGAGAAGTGGAGTCGCACCCGCTCGTCGACATTCTTCGGCATCCCTCTAAGGGTCTCTCCTGGCCCAAGTTTATCGAGCGGGCGGTCGGGTTCTACCTCATCTCGGGAAACCGCTACATCAGAAAATACGTCGGCTCGTTCCGCCGCTATGGCGAGCTCGAGGTTCTCGCATCGCAAAAGGTCCAGATAAAGCCGGACGGGCAGGGCGGGGCCGCCTTTTACGAGCATCTCAGGGGTTCAAGATGGGAGCGGATCCCGGCGGAGGAGATTCTCCACAGCAGGATGTTCAACCCGGCCGACGACCTTTATGGGCTCTCGCCGGTCACGACGATCGCCAGCCAGCTCGACATCTCCAAGTTTGCGACCGAGTGGTCGATCAAGTTCCTGCAGAACGACGCTCGGCCG